TTAAATCTTATCGGCGTGATACATCAGCACAAACTTATCCCACAGCATTTCCTGTGTTTCGGTATGTTCAGGATCGATAATAATGGTGTTGGTAATCGGACAGACTGACTGGCAGGTCGGTTTATCATAATGCCCGACACACTCAGTACATAAATCAGGATTAATTTCATAGATAGAATCCCCCATTGAAATCGCTTCATTAGGGCACTCAGGTTCGCACATATCGCAGTTTATGCAACGTTCGGTAATCAGTAACGCCATAGTCGCTATCACCATATAAATTATTTAAAATTCAGTAACTTATATCTTGCACTTATACGTTACTCTCTGACCGGTTTCTGTAAATATAACCAGTATTATAACCTTGGTTTTCCTGTTTCAGGAACACAAATCAGCAACACAAGCCTTTACACCTGTCTGAAAATACCCTAGTTTGTGAACCTCTATATAACTCACTGCAAAATAAGGATATTTTATGTCACGTTGTGTTACGCAGACACCCGTTTCGGCAGGAAACACCGAATACTTAACCGCTTCAGCGCGGTGGGAAGCCTGCAAACCGCCTTATACCAATACAGATATGAAAGTTTGTGTTACTGCTGCGGTCTCTATCCTAAATTATCTCAAAAAATCGCGCAGAACGAAGTATGAAAGAGACAATTTTTTGCGGCTCGATTTCAGCCGTGGCGGTAAGGTTACCATTTATGCCGAATTTCCTAAAGGGATGCAGCTTAAAGGACGTAAACTGGGTCAATGGCCTGAATTATCGTTGGCAATGGCCCGTGAAAAAGCGCACGAGATTGGCAGGGAGGGTTTGTCAGCTGAGTCAGTTCATGGCGTCTTAGCGCGCTATGAGGCGGATATGGAGGCGAAAGTAAAACGTCATAAGCTTAGCGAAGGAAGTTTTGGTACCTACTGTTGTCGTCTGAAACAAATTAAGTCTGCATTCGGGGCAAGAGAAGTATTTTGTGATGTTAAATATACAAAACTTATTGATGTACTTGATTTATGGATTGACACGAAGACTAACAGCCACGCACTGGAATTGTTTGCAGAATTACGGCGTGTCTGGAAATTTGGTGCACCACTCTATGCGGGTGGTAAAAATATTGCCGCTTCATTGCCTGATGATTACGTTTCATCCCGGGTGCAAAAACCAACACCCACCCGGCTCTATACCGATATTGAGTCTATAGCACAGTTATGGATTAATCTCAGTGGTTGTATTTCTCTTCATCAGAGAAATGCACTTCGCTATATGATATTAACAGGGGTACGCCCGATTAATGTCAGCAATCTTAAATGGGCATATATTAATAAAGAGATGACAGAAATTACGTATCCGGCAGGAATTACCGGGATGCGTGGTGCAATGAAAACACAAAAGGAGTTTCGGTTACCGGTGACGGCGGAAATCCATAAAATTCTGACGGAGCAAAAAATGTGGATTGATTCCGTACCAGACTGTAATAAGGAATATGTTTTCCTCAGTCCGAGATATCCGTCAAAACCTTATCCAAAGCGATCTTTGGATAAAATAATGAAAACATACAGTCCTGAGGATGCAGTAAAAGGAATCAGGCACGAAAATACTGTTAAAGGCAAGAGTGGTGTTTTTAATACACTTTGCCGAAAATTTATGAAAAGTAATGTTATTATTCAGATGCGCAGAAAAGGCTATTCCCGATCAGATACTAAAGAAATTAGTTTGCTTTGTCTTCATCATTCAAACAAAGATGAAGATCCTATGGGAGAGCACTATGATTTTTCAGATGAGATATTAAATGAGGAAATGACGTTAAAGAGAATGGCCTTTAACGCCCATGAAGAAAGTGTAATGGCTCAGGTCGCTCTGCAGCGGATAAGAAAAAAATAATCAGTAAATAGCCCGGCACTTCTCTTTAAAAGCAATGACATTTTTGTACTCATAGCGTACATGTTTATTGGAAAAGCGAATAGGGGATAACAGTTTTTTATGTCTGTGTCTGTTATTCCAGTCTGCCAATGTTTTTAATGAGATACCACCCAGCAAAGTACAAACCTCTGATGGTGTAAGTAATTGACTATTTTTTTCTTCCGTTTTCATAAGTATTCCTTTTTGAATAAATATTGCCTGAATGAATAGATTGCTAACAAATTAATTTGTATGCCTGGTTTGAGTTTAGTTAATTACACAATAGTGTAAGTTATTACTGATTTGTGATTTTTCTTCAGGAATATAAATGCTGAGGTAATTATTCTATCGTTCATATTAAGAGCCTGTATATGCAATTATTATAAATTCAATGATTATGTTAAGATCATTTTTCCGATGTTGATTTAATACTACTTTCTTTTTTAATATTTATCGTTGTTATTAGCGTACTATTTTATTTATACTGTCATGATTTGGTGTCTGTATCAGGGACTCTATAGTAAGTTGTAAGTCAGTCCCCAGATTAAGTATTAACCCGGTTAATTCCTTAAGATCATTAGCAGAGAAATGTGTACAGGATAATTCATAAGAAGCAAGAGCTAATGAGTTTAATTGCCTGGTTTTAATCAGTAATTCATCCATGTTTATGTTCCTTTTTGGGTCTTTTTGTTCATTATGTATCTGAGTGGTACATAGTCAAGCTGTAAAAAACCCTTTTGGGTTAGAAAAGGGTTAACAGTATGAAATTAATATTTATTTTTTTCTGATTTTGACTGAAACAATAACCACCCCAATTAATTTAATATCATCAGTTAGCTCAATATATTGGTGAGGCCAATCTGAATTAATTGTTTTGAGTGTTCTTGTATAACCATCGTCTGTAAATTTCCGGAAAATGATTTCATCACTGCTATGGGAATAAGCAAGGACCGCATCGCCCTCTGACGGGGAAATGTGAGGATCAATAAAGATGATTTCTCCGCTGATATAATCAGGCGCCATTGCATCGCCGGTAACGGATAAAGCAAGTGTATTTTTATTACATGGCACAGGGCTGGCATATCGCGTAGCAGAATTGGCATTCTGTATATGAACACTATTCCCGGCTGCACAGGTTGCAGATATTTGCTGACGGGTAAGCAGTGGCACCATTCTTATCTTCAATTGATTGGCAGATGAAATGTATTCATCAATTGATTGCCTTTTCTCCGGATGTTCCTGGTCTAACCATCCGGTGACCAGCTCAAAACATTCTTCGATATGCCGCGCCATTGTATTGCCGATTTTTTTTGTCGGATTGATGCCAATCAGGCGGCTTACCTGTGTCGGTTCCCTGTTTATCCGTATGGCAAAGGCTGTATTTCCTCCGGCGCTGTCACGGAGAATCCGGGCATTCTCAGTCCTTATCTGATCAATTGTTTTCATATCCATCATTAAAAATATGTACCTCTTGGTTACAAGTTTCTTGTGGGTACACTCCCTGTGTGCATAATGTGTCTCGGAGGTACATTTTGAGTATAACAGCTAACAGCGGGAAATCAGTCAGCAGTCGGGGAATTTTCCGGCGGGAAAGAGGGGAAAACTTTCCAGGGGGTAAGGGGGGTGATCTTTGAAAGGGGTGTAAGGGAAGGCCCGGCCAGGAAAAACACAGATCCTAAAGAAAGATCTGTGGGTACGGAGGGTCTTATTCTGGCAGGGAAAATGCAGGGAGCATAAAAATGAATACCAGGACAGCAGCACAGGGACAATGGGAAAAGATTTTCAGTCATTATGGTTTGCCGCCAATTACCGGTAAAAAGCATTACAGAGGTAAATGCCCGTTATGCGAGAGACACGGTAAATTCAGGATTGATGATAAAGATGGACGCGGGACATATATCTGCGTTTGCAGTGCTGGTACGGGTTTCCAGTTACTGGAGAGAAGTCAGAAAAAGAGTTTCAGAACACTGGCGGATGAAGTGGATAAATTGCTCGGACGAATACCGGGTGTAACTTATCCGCTATCGGAAAGTACTGCTGAGACCCGAAAGCGTGAGAATATACTGAGTTGTTTTCAGCAGATGGCGGATATCAAAAACACGCCAGCAGCAGTTTATTTACAGCGGCGCGGAATTATTCATCTGCCAGAAAATTATGTCCGTTTTTGCCCGGCAGATAAAAATCTCGGAAATCTCTCGCTGTGGGCTCTGGTGACAGATGCCAAAAATCGGGTGTGTTATCTGCACCGGACACTGATTGACGGAACAGGGGCAGTTCGCCGGATGTCAGCACTACAGTCCGGAACTTATCTGGAACATGCGGAGTCAGTTGCGATTCGATTGTATCCCCGTACGGAGACACTAGGTATTGCAGAAGGAATTGAGACCGCGTTGTCATGCCACCAGCTTTACGGGATAAATACCTGGTCAGCAATGAATGCCGGTTTTCTGGCAAAATTTATTGCTCCTTGTAAGGTCAGTCATCTGATCGTTTTTGCTGATACGGATCATAGCGCAGCAGGTCATGCAGCCGCATTTACTTGTGCCCGCCGCAATCTTACGGCTGGTAATGATGTACAGATTGTCAGTGTCCTCTGGCCGGATGCGGGGGATTTTAATGATGTACTTCGTACCGGTGGTGAAGTCAGACAGATAACATTTACCCGGAAGCGGCAGGGGGCTGTCTGATGAAATCAGAACTTCTGCTGAAAGCATTTTCACCTTCATCTGTCAGCCTGACACATGAAATACCGTCTACGGCACCAGATAAGCACACCGGAATGGATACAGCGGCCATGTTTGCGATAGCAGGTAAAGACGCGCAGTTCGGACTTTATGCTTTTCTGGCGAAGCATGATGTCAGTAAGGCCGACAGAATCAAAACGATTGACGCTCTGACGCAGTATGCCATCAAAACAGCACCTAAGCTGGTGGTTAAAGCTGCCGGTAGTAAACTGGCACCCTGCATGGTCATACTCGCAAAAATGGCGTTTGAAGATTACGCCCGTTCAGCTGGCAGTACCGGGGAATGTACCAAATGTCAGGGAAAAGGGATGGTGTATAACAGCAAGCAGGTGGTGAAACATCCGGGAATTATCAGCAAAGAGGGAGTTGTAATCACAGAACCAGATATCAGGAATGAAATAGTGGGTGAAATATGTTCTTCCTGTAAAGGTAAGAAAAAAGTCACGCACCGTTGTGCCTGTAAAGGTCGTGGTAAAGTCCCGGATATCCGGCAAACTGAATTACAGAGCGTGCCTGTATTCAGAGATTGTCCGCGCTGCAGTGGCCGGGGATATAAGCGAATGCCATCTTCTGTCGCTTATAATGCGATTAAATACCTTATTCCGGGGTTGACGCAACCAAGCTGGTCACGGAACTGGAAACCATTTTATGATAAATTAATTGAACTATGTTTTTTTGTTGAATATAAAGCAGGGCTATAATAGGTCAGCGTAATTTGATTATATTATCAGAGTGTTTTTTATCCCTGCTAATATATGTTTTTTTAACCGAGTGATTCACATTTCTTTAACATCTCCAGTTCTGTTAGGTCTGAATCAGCAATTAGACCAATATATTCACCATTTTTATTATACAGATAATAATGGTCATGCGAACCAACAGGTATAAAATATCGATGTTGCCTAATAATCAAGTTATCTTGGTATTTTCCGCCACTCACTATACAAATTAAAAAACCATCAGTAATGAATTTAGATTTATTAGTTTCTAAATCTATTGAATGTATAGCGTAGGATGTAGCCCATGCTAAAGAATGAAAGTAAAGTGTTTTTGAATTTTTGGATAATTTAATTCCGGATAAATAGTACAGAGATTTTTCAGGATCTTTATCTATTTTTGTAGTCACTAATACTATTTTTTCGCCAGTACGGTGATTCATGGACTCAATAGATTTACCCCCTTCATATTCTTCATCATCATTTCGTTGTTCTTCACCCATGATATAATAGGTCAGCTCACCCCCGGGCGAACTAATATTCTCAAGAGGAATATTTTTGGCGTAGCTAACAGAGTATAATAATGCGGAGAATAGAAATATAAATAATTTCATGATCTTACCTTTGTTGTATGTGTTCTCAATATAGTATATTGTTTTTTTGAAATTAAATGTGATTTAGTTATTGAATTAATAATGTTTTTTGTTTGTTTCTCTAATCTAAAAAATAAAGTTGTTTCTTGCATAAATCTGTAATAACGTAACCACATAATGGCGTTTTTTGTACTTACGATTATTTGGAATGTGTAGGTAATGACTTAAAATCTTAGAATATGAATTTCTTCATAGAAAGATACGGAGGTAATTATAAATAAAATTAATTTAGTTAATGACAACTCTCTCTCTTACATCAAAACTCTCCCCGATAACTGTATTGACTTAATTGCCACTGATCCACCGTATTTTCAGGTGAAATCATGTTCCTGGGATAATCAATGGCCGGACATCCCTTCTTATTTATCATGGTTGGATGAAATGCTGGCTGAATTTTGGCGGGTTCTGAAACCCAATGGCAGCATGTACTTATTTTGTGGTTCCCGGCTGGCAGCTGATTCAGAATTGTTGTTGCGTGAAAGGTTTAATGTATTAAATCATATTATATGGGCTAAGCCTTCCGGTCGGTGGCAGAGGCAGAGTAAGGATAAGCTGCGTAGTTATTTTCCTTCAACAGAACGAATTTTATTTGCAGAACATTATCTCGGACCAACTAAAGGGAAATGCAGTGAATTTCATCAGCGACAGAATGAACTGAAGAAATGTGTTTTTGCACCACTGATTAATTATTTCCGGCGGGCAAGGGATGCTTTGGATATCACAATAAAAGACATACACCAGGCAACCGGAAAACAGATGTCATCACACTGGTTTGGTTATAGCCAGTGGCATTTACCGGGAGCAGATGATTATCAAAAACTACAGTTACTTTTTCAGCGGGTAGCGGATGAATGCCGACAGGCTAATCTGCTGAATCGGGATTATGCTGACTTAGTTAGTGAACAGAATAGATTGCGGAATAAATTTTATGTTCAATCTGAACAGAACCAGTTACTCCGCCGTCATTTCACTGTTTCAGCACATGTACCTTATACCGATGTCTGGACATTTCCGCCGGTGGCTTTTTACCCGGGTAAGCATCCCTGTGAAAAACCGGCGGATATGATGGAGCATATTATTAAAACCAGCAGCCGAGAGGGTGATCTGGTTGCCGATTTCTTTATGGGATCCGGCGCTACGGTAAAAGCCGCACTAAAACATAATCGCCGGGTGATTGGCGTTGAATTAGAAACTAACCGGTTTGTACAAACTCAAAATGAAATCATTGGTTGATCATTTTTTTATTATTGATTGGCAATCCTTTAAAACCCAATACTGAATACCTATAGTAAACCAGGACTGAGGTGTTAATTGTAAACCCTCTGCCTTAAGAGAGGCAAACATTTCATCATAAATATCTGAAGTAACTTGTTGATAATACACTGCGAAATCAATCGTTAATTGTTGCGGAGTTGGATTATAACCAGACTTTCGCATTAAAGCTGTATTCTTTTTGAAAACAGAAATGGTTTTATTAAACGTATTATTAATAGTCTTTTGTGGCAATATGCCGGGCTTAACTATTGTAGTAATAAATGCACATTCTGTAATGGAAATCATATGGTTATAATCATTTTGAGATATGCTTTCAGATGCATGTCCATAAAAAATAGGAAAAATTATTGCCACAGATAGTGTCTTAATTAATTTCATGATTATCTCTTTTATTTATATTAACTGATTGTTTGTTAATTCATATTATCATAAATTCATATGAATTAAATGTGTCAATAAGATATTTATCAATGTGAAATGACTTATGTCTGAAAAATACTCCAGCTCTACAGCCTATATATGGGGATTAATTACCTCCGTACTTGGTGTGTTATCGCTTGACCAGTGGGCTATGCTCATTGGGATCATCTGTACTATCGGAACTTTTTTGGTGAACTGGTATTACAAACGTAAAGATTATTTACTCAGAATAAAAGGAAGGAATCATAAAAAGTGATATAGCTCGTAACATCATATTTCTGGCTGCTGGTGGTGCTGTCACAGCAGCTTTTTTTATGATCCAAACTTTTGAGGGTGTGAAATATACACCTTATAACGATATCGCAGGTGTGCTTACTGTTTGTTACGGGCATACGGGAAAAGATATTCAGGAGGATAAAAAATACACGAAAACAGAATGTCTGAATTTGTTGCACGACGACCTGATGAAAGTCCGGCGCGCAGTTGACCCGATGATCAAAGTGCCGATTGACGACAACACCCGTGCGGCGATCTATTCCTTTGTTTACAACGTTGGCCCCGGCGCATTCTCGCGTTCGATGATGCTGCGTAAACTCAATGCCGGTGATATTGCCGGTGCGTGTGATGAGATGAAGCGCTGGACATTTGCCGGTGGTAAACAGTGGCAGGGTCTGATTAACCGGCGGGATACGGAGAACGCGGTATGCCACGGAATCCTTTAACGCTGATCATCACCACGATCATTCTGCTGACGGCCTGCCTGTTGGCAGGCTGTTATCTGTATTCACTCGAGAGTCACTGTAAACCGCTGCCGGGTAACCCGCTGGACGGTGTGACCCATTATGAGTGTGTCGGGTCATGAACTGGAAAGGAGCGGTTATAGCCGCGCTGTTCATCACCGCCGCCTGGTGGGTATACGACACCTACCGGGATAACCAGCAACTGAAAGCAGACAACACGACCCTGAGTAGTCAGCTTGCAGAGCAGGTCGCCATCAACAAGGACTATCAGGAACGTGCACAGAAACTCCATGAACTGGACACCAGACACACACAGGAGCTGGCAAATGCAAAAACTGAAATCGACCGGCTGCGTGTTGCTGCTGAGCGTAGTCCTGAGCGGGTGTACATCAGAGCCAGTTGTCAGAAAACCGGCAGCGATACCACCACCACCGGCATGGATGATGCAGCCACCGCCAGACCTGATGACACCGCTGTCAGAAATTATTGGCTACTCAGAGAGCGGATTGCAGAGTCAGAGCAGATGATTAAGGGGCTGCAGAATTATATTATAGGAGCATGTGATAATTAATTGTCACCTCGATTGGTAGTCAAATATCAGATTCTTTTATCGCTTAATTTATGACAGCCTTGACGATTTCTTGGGTTTGAGAAATATATTTACAGCCGGAATAATACCTAAAAATAAAGTAATAAAAAATGCAAGTAAGAAATCCAATGGCTGATAGCTATTTGTACTTAATGATAACTGTTCATTTGGATAATTTAGTAAATAGTGCACACCAATTCCCGCAGTTAATAATGCTGCAATTATTGATAAGAACCTAACAATTATCTCACTATAAAAAGATACTATAATGGCTTGAATTAATATCAGTGGTATTAATATCATCATGGATAATTTAGGGTCACCGACATACCCTGTTAAACCCGGTGTTCCGGAAATAAATAATGCAAGTAAAGTTACGCCTGTATTTAGTATGATAATAAATATACATAGATTAGCTTGTATTGGTTTTTTCCACATTGATGAAGGTTTTTTTATCTGGGTTTCACAAGTGCTATTTTTCATTGCTCTATACATTTTTGGACTCTCATTCATTATTTTATCCATATCCGACAAAGATTTTTTTCAAATACACTTGATTATATGTATATTATATAAATATATAAATAAATTTTATCAAATATGGTAACGAATTCATGCCACCACGCATACCCCGTGCCTGCCGCAAACGTGGCTGCGCAAAGACAACTACCGACCGCAGCGGATACTGCGAAGAACACCGGAACACAGGCTGGGAGAACCACCAGCAGTGGAAAATCATAGTGAATCCTATAACTCATTGTTTATATATACATTTATAAAAAGGTACTCCCGGAGGGGTACCCTTACCACGGGGCGGCGGCCTCGCGGGAAACGGCTCATTTTCGGATTTCCATGCTGTCAGCAGCAGGTCAGTTAATTCATTGATACTATTGATAAAAAATAACACTGAGGTGACAAAACCGGTTTTGCTCTGTCACCTGAGTGCTGTTTATCCTTTTGATTAACAACAATAAATAAGGAATCCACCTGACAGTGTGAGGTGACAATGTCTAATATCAGCAATCTCGGGGACGCGTATCACTGGAGTGTTGCAAAGATTGCTGAAGCGTTCGGACTGAACCGGGGCACGGTTAAAAAGCGGCTGCTCGATGCAAATGTGGCGATAGCGGGAACCGTGCGCGGCAATCCGGTGTATGCGCTCCGCGATGTCGGGCCGGTGATATTCGGTGCCGATTCAGAGAAAGACCCTTCCGGTATTCAGGATCCGGCCACAATGTTTCCGAAAGACCGCAAAGACTGGTTCCAGTCTGAAAACGAACGCATCAAACTTGAAACCTCGCAGCGTCAGCTGATACCTGCTGAAGAATCTCACCGCGAAATGGCGACCATCATCAAAGCGATAGCGCAGGTGCTGGACACCTGGCCCGATCGCCTGGAGCGTGACCACGGCTGGCAGCCGGAACAAATCACACAGGCACAGGACGTGGTGGATGAACTCCGCGACCTGCTGGCGGTGGAGGTGGAAAACGCAGAGGATGAGAACGGATGAGTACAGGTTATGCATCCGCAGCGGAAATGCGCCGGGATGTCTCTGTGCTGCTGCGACCTCCGCGCCGGATGCCGGTGGCGGAGGCGGTTAAAAAATACATGCGGGTGCCGATGGGCGGCGGCAGTGCAGTGCTGTGGGAAGACACCCTGACGCCGTACATCATCGAACCGATGAACTGCCTGACATCCCGGAAATATGACGCGGTAATATTTGTCGGTCCGGCGCGTACCGGTAAATCCCTGGGGCTTATCGACGGCTGGATTGTCTACACGATAGTCTGTGACCCGGCGGATTTTCTGCTGATCCAGATGACGGAAGAAAAAGCCCGTGAGCATTCCAAAAAGCGCCTCGACCGGACATTCCGTGCGAGTCCGGAGGTCGCTAAACGGCTGAGCCCGCGCACCAATGACAACAACGTGCACGATAAAACATTCCGCGCCGGTAACTATCTGAAAATCGGCTGGCCGTCCGTCAATATCATGTCCTCATCGGATTACCGGTTTGTGGCACTGACGGATTATGACCGGTTCCCGGAAGATATCGACGGCGAGGGGGATGCATTCTCTCTGGCATCCAAACGTACCACGACATTTATGTCCGCCGGGATGACGCTGGTGGAAAGTTCACCGGGCCGGGAAATAACTGATCCGAAGTGGACACCGTCTTCACCCCATGAAGCACCGCCGACCACCGGTATTTTATCGCTGTACAACCGCGGCGACAGGCAGCGCTGGTACTGGCCGTGTCCGCACTGCGGAGAATACTTTCAGCCGGTGTTTGATGCGGTGGCCGGTTACCGGGATGACCCGGATCCGGTGACAGCCAGTGAGGCGGCTTATATTGAGTGCCCGCACTGCACCGGACACATTTCCGGCAGCGAAAAGCGGAAGCTGAATAATCGCGGTGTCTGGCTGAAAGACGGCCAGGATATTGACCGGTACGGCAACATTACCGGCGATGCCCGCCGATCCCGTATCGCGTCATTCTGGATGGAGGGACCGGCTGCCGCCTATCAGACGCTGTCCCAGCTCGTTTATAAATATCTCACCGCCGAACAGGAATATGAGCTCACCCTGAGCGAAGAAACCCTGAAAACGGTGATCAATACCGACTGGGGGCTGCCGTACCGGCCGAAACATACTCAGGATCAGCGCAAGGCAGAAGAACTGCTGGCGCGGGCTGAGGATCTCGGGATCCGCTGTGTGCCGGAAGGTGTCCGCTTTCTGGTGGCAACCGTCGACGTGCAGGCCGGGAAAAACCGCCGGTTTGTGGTTCAGGTCACCGGCTACGGTGAAAAAGGTGAACGCTGGATTGTGGACAGGTTTGATATCACCCAATCCCTGCGGACGGACGGCAACGGCGAGTGTGTCCGTATTCATCCCGGTGCCTATCCGGAGGACTGGAAGCTGCTGATAACAGATGTGCTGGATAAAACATATCCGTTGTCCGGACATCCGGCGATCAGAATGCCCGTCATGATGCTGGGGGTGGATACCGGCGGTGAGAGCGGTGTTACTGATAACGCGTATGCTTTCTGGCGGCAGTGCCGCCGTGACGGTATCAGCCGCAAAGTGTTTCTGTTCAAGGGTGGCAGCCGTACCGGCGCAAAACTGATCACCAAATCCTATCCGGATAACACCGGACGCTCTGACCGGCAGGCGAAAGCCGCCGGGGATGTGCCGTTATATCTGCTGCAGACTGACAACCTGAAAGACCGGGTGGCTGCTGCACTGAGCCGTGATATGCCGGGCCCGAACTATGTGCATTTTCCGGACTGGCTGGATGACTCTTTCTATGACGAACTGACCTATGAGGAGCGGCTGACCAGCGGTAAGTGGGAAAAGCCGGGGCGGGGCGCAAACGAAGCCTTTGACCTGATGGTGTACGCCCATGCGCTGGTGATCATAAAGGGGTACGAGAAAATCAAATGGGATAAACCGCCGCCCTGGGCACGGTTACCCGATATTCCTGTTATTCCGCCCGAAAGCACAGACTCGCCCGACAATATCACCCTTATTTCAACAACCGGACCCGCGAAACCGAAGAAACCGAAAAAACGGAAAGCATCGGCGTGGGCCCCTGTTTCATCATCCGGAGGTGGCTGGATATGACCATAGAAGAGATTGACGACATGATCCGGCAGTACGCGGAAGCGGAACGCGCTGTATTGCAGGGCAGAAGCATCACGATGAACGGTCAGAGCATGTCGATGGAAAGCCTGAGCGAAATCCGCAAAGGGCGGGAATACTGGGAGCGCCGCCGCAGCGGTTTGTTATCGTCCCGCTCCGGCAGGCCGGGTTATAAACTGGCGAGGTTTCCGCGATGAAGCTGATCGACAGTGCTATCGGCCTGATTGCGCCGGGCTGGCAGGCGTCCCGGATGCGGTCCCGCCTGCAGATAAAAGCCTATGAGGCCGCGATGCCGACCCGTACCCACCGCGCGCGGCGGGAATCCCGTAACGCGAATCAGCTGGTGAAATCCGGCGGCCGGTCACTGCGTGAGCAGGCACGGTTTCTGGATGATAACCACGACATTGTGATCGGTCTGCTGGATAAGCTGGAAGAGCGGGTGATCGGTGCGAAAGGCATTATTGTGGAGCCGCAGCCGCTGCTGCGCGGCGGTGAACTGGCTGATGACCTGGCAAAACAGATCCGTGCGGCCTGGTCGGAATGGTCTGTCAGTCCGGATGTGACCGGTCAGTATACCCGTCCGGTACTTGAACGGCTGATGGCGCGTACCTGGCTGCGTGACGGAGAGGTATTCGGTCAGATGGTGTCCGGACGGGCCAAAGGTCTGAGGCGGGAAAACGGGGTGCATTTCTGGATTGAGGCGCTGGAGCCGGACTTTGTGCCGCTGAATCTGGATGTGCCGGGCAGCAATATCTGCCAGGGTGTGAAACTCAATGAGTGGGGGCGGCCGGTCAGTTACAACGTGTATAAAAATATGCCTTCAGCCCTGTACCGGTCGCAGGATCTGAAAACCATCGATGCTGAAAACATGCTGCACCTTAAGTTTACCCGCCGCCTGCATCAGCTGCGCGGGCACAGTCTGTTGTCCGGTATTCTGATCCGCCTGAGTGCCCTGAAAGATTATGAGGACGCGGAACTCACCGCTGCCCGTATCGCTGCATCACTCGGGATGTATATCAAAAAAGGGGATATCTATAACGGCGATGATGCATCAGAGGACAGGGAACTGAACATCGAGCCGGGCATTATCTTCGATGAACTGGCACCCGGTGAGGATATCGGCATGGTCAAATCTGACCGCCCGAACCCGAACCTGCAATCCTTCCGTAATGGTCAGCTGCGTGCAGTAGCCGCCGGCAGCCGCGGCAGTTATTCCAGTATTTCACGTGATTATGACGGCACTTACAGCGCCCAGCGGCAGGAGCTGGTGGAGTCTTTTGAGGGCTACGGCATTTTACAGGATGCGTTTGTGGCCGCAGTGACCCGCCCGATGTACCGCAGCTGGCTGACAATGGCCGTGGCGGAGGGGGTGATTGATGTACCGCCGGATGTTGATCCCGCTTCTTTAATGAATGCGGTTTACAGCGGCCCGGTGATGCCGTGGATTGACCCGCTGAAAGAGGCCAAAGCCTGGCAGGTGCTGCTGCGCGGCGGCGGGGCAACCGAAGGGGAATGGGTTCGGGCCAGAGGCTCCAGCCCTGCTGATACAAAACGCCGCCGTAAAGCGGAAATTGATGAAAACAGAAAGCTGGGGCTGGTGTTTGACACCGATCCGGCGAATGACAAAGGAGCGCCTGACGATGCCAAATCCCGGGACGATGACAAGTAACCCGAAAGCATCCGCACCGGTTAAAAGCTGGTTCCGCATGAAAGCCGCGGCGGATACCCAATCGGCGGACATTTATATCTATGACGAGATCGGCGGCTGGGGGATCTCAGCAAAGCAGTTTTCAAAAGAGCTGCTGGCGCTGGGGGATGTCAGCCAGATTAACCTGCACATTCACTCTCCGGGCGGTGAGGTCTTTGACGGGATCGCCATTTATAACCAGCTGAAAGGCCATGATGCAAAGATCACCGTTTATATCGACGGGCTGGCGGCCTCAATGGCCTCTGTTATTGCCATGGTCGGTGACACCGTGATTATGCCGGAAAACGCTATGATGATGATCCACAAACCGTGGGGAATTGCCTGGGGTGATGCGGATGAAATGCGGGATTACGCCGACCTGCTGGACAAGCTGGAAAATGTGCTGATCCCGGCGTATGTCGCCAAAACCGGCAAAACGGCGGAAGAGATTGCCGCCATGTTAGAAGAGGAAACCTGGATGAACGGTGACGAATGCCTGTCTCACGGGTTTGCTGATCAACTTACTGCCCCGGTACAGGCAATGGCCTGTATCACATCCAAACGTATCGAGGATTTTGCTGCTATGCCACAGGACATTAAAAATCAGGTATCTCCGAAGAATACCGCACAGAACACGCCGGTTTCCGTGCCGAATCCGGCACCGGTGACTCAGCCAGTAGCAACCGCGACGCTGCCTCAGCTGGTCACGCAGCCGGATAATGCAGAAGTGCAGAACCAGATCCGCGCACAGGAACAAACCCGCCTGAACGGCATTAAGGATTTGTTCGCCATGTTCGGCGGCAAACACAATGAGCTGATGGTGGACTGTGTGACTGACACGCAGTGTTCACTGGAAGATGCACGTGCGAAACTGCTGGAAAAACTGGGCGCGGAATCCTCGCCAAGCAATAAAAATAATGCCCATATTTATGCGGGTAACGGTAATTTTACCGGTGACGGGATCCGCGCATCGGTCATGACCCGTGCCGGACACGAAGAAGCACAGCCGAATAACCCGTATAACAGCATGACACTGCGTGAGCTGGCTCGTATGTCGCTGACAGAGCGCGGCATTGGTATCAGCACCCTGAACCCGATGCAGATGGTGGCGGCGGCATTTACGCACAGCACCTCGGATTTCGGCAATATCCTGATGGATGTGGCCCATAAATCCCTGCTGCTGGGCTGGGAAGAAGCGGAAGAAACCTACGATAAGTGGACGAAAAAAGGTCAGCTCAGCGACTTTAAAACCGCTCACCGTGCCGGTCTGGGGGTTTTTCCGTCACTGCGTGAGGTGCGCGAAGGGGCAGAATATAAATACGTCACCACTGGTGATAAAGGGCAGACCATCGCGCTGGCAACTTACGGGGAACTGTTCAGTATCACCCGCCAGGCAATCATCAACGATGATATGAATGCCCTGACCGATATCCCGAATAAACTCGGACGCGCAGCCAAAGCCACCATTGGTGACCTGGTGTATGCCGTGCTGACAGAGAACGGGAAACTGAGTGACGGCAAAGCCCTGTTCAGTGCAGATCATAAAAACACGCTGTCCGGGGGCATGGATGTGGAGACCATCAGCAAAGGCCGCACCCTGATGCGCCAGCAGAAAGAGGGTGAACGCACGCTGAATATCCGTCCGGCCTTTATGCTGGTACCTACAACACTGGAAACAAATGCAATTCAGGTTGTCGGATCCGGCAGTGTGAAAGGCGCAGATGTTAACGCCAATATCATCAACCCGATCCGCAATATCGCGGAAATTATCCCTGAGCCGCGCCTGGATGATAACAGTGAAAAAGACTGGTACATGACCGCTTCTCAGGGCAGTGACACCATCGAAGTTGCCTACCTTAACGGCATCGACACCCCGTATATCGACCAGCAGGAAGGATTCACTTCAGACGGTGTGACCACAAAAATCCGCATTGATGCCGGTGTGGCACCTCTGGATTATCGTGGTTTGGTGCGGATTAGTGGGGCTTAATATAGTTTTAGATATTTTTATAGAGTAGCTTGTATCTAATCTGAATGCATATTTGGAAAGATATATACCCATAAAATAGTATGAATGTGGTAATGTTCATTTTTGTTTGGTAGTTGTATTTGGTGACATAATTTAATATGTTGAAAATATGATTTTTTTGGTGTTTTTCAAGATTAAGTGTTGTTTTTTTGTTCCCACGCAATCAAAACTCCGTGGAGGTTGAATATATTCTTGCATCATGATGAAGAGTATGATGGCTTACTCAAAAATTAAAACAATCAGTGTATAATATTCGCAGAGTGTTTTAAGTCGGTTAGATGGAGTCAGCAAATGAGAGTATTAGATTGGGCTATCAGCTTATGTGGAAAAACAGGGGCATGGTTAAGTCGCTTTAAGAAGGTAGAAGAACAAGAGCCTGAAGTAAATTGTTACGATACTCTGGCTCCAAAAACAATTAATAGTGAGAGCATGCAGGCGTATTTTCATGCTCTGAAATATGCATTATCCAGAAATGAAGTTAGGAATATTGCTGTTACAGGTAACTATGGCGCAGGCAAGAGTACAGTTATCTCGTCATTTATGAAGTATCATTGCCGTGATAAATTTATAAATGTCTCTCTTGCTGGATTTGATATGACTGAAAGCTCGAATACAGTTTCACTTCACCGGCAAGATATAGAGCTCAGTATACTTCAGCAAATTTTATATAAGGAAGAACAGAGTGTTCTTCCAGATTCTAGAATAGATAGGATACAGAATAAAGATTCAAAACACTCTCGGAGTGCATACTATACTTTTCTAAAGATTGCATTTCCAATCGCTATTCTGTTTGGTACTTTTTTTTTCAAAAAAGTTTTTGATTTCATTGGTTTGCCATCTGGATGGTATGAAAGCTTTGAGCAATTTATCAATGATCATCCAAACTCATCAAGTGTGTCGAAGATTGCATTGATATTAATTCTAATATTTATTTCGTCTTATAGCATTATAGAGTTTGCGTCAAGGATAGGTATTTTTGACAAGAAAATAAAATTAAATAAGATATCTCTTCTTGGCGGTGATCTTGAAGTGGATGAAAAAGAGCAATCGTCATTACTGAATAATTGTTTAGATGAAATAGTATATTTTTTTGCCCGCTCAGAATACAAAATTGTTATCTTTGAAGATCTTGATCGTCTTGGTTCACCTGGAATTTTTGTAAAACTCAGAGAAATAAATAAGATTATAAATAATAATATTAGTGATGATAATCCTGTTAGGTTTATTTATGCGGTTAGAGATGATTTATTTTCTGGTATAAGTGCAAAGGCTAAATTTTTTGATTTTATATTACCAGTTATCTCATTTATGGATATCAAAAATTCTTATGTATTATTGAAAAATAAGATATCCTTTGATGCGAAGAATGAAAGATATCTTAAGGATATAGCTATTTATATAACTGATATGCGTAGTCTGCTGAATATACTCAATGAATATCATATCTTCAAAAAAATAGTGGATAATAAGCAGGATGAAATGAAGCTATTATCTATGGTTTTTTATAAAAATACATTTCCGCTTGATTATAATTTGTCAGACAAAAAAACTGGAATTCTATATTCATTTGTTCATGATTATAGAACTCGGGTTTTACATGCTAGTTATTTTAAATCGTCTAAAGAAAAATTAGATGAGTTAAAAAATAAACTAGATGAATTGAATAATGAAAAATCCAGTTCGCCGCATGATATAATATTCGATATTATCACTCGTATTATTCCTAAAAAAATTTGGGCCCTTGTTTACTTTAGATATACCGAAAATGGATATTGGAGAGAGTGTAAAGCTGATGAATTAATTAATGAAGATATTGATTTTATTTCTCTATTTTCTAAAATTGAGTTATGTATATCAAACGGAAAGATACAAGAAAAAATCGACGATGATTATAAACAGTCATTAATAGATGAATATATAAAAAGAAAGGCATATGTAGAAAATGGAGTAAAAGAATTATACTCGAAGGTGAGTAAAGAACTCTTTAAAACAAGAGAGGAAGTTAGAACAAGAAACTCTATCTCTTTAAGTGAACTAATTTCTACTATTGGGAGGAATAGGTTTGCTGACATTACTAATGATTATCTTGATAAAATAAAAGGGCATGATTATGTAACAGAGCAGCAGCATATATCTTTATGTTCAAGTATGCGTAATGGAGGTATTGATGCCCTTTATGTATTACTATCAAAAGGATTGCTGCTACAGGATTATATGTCCTACCGTTCTATTTTCTATGAAGGAGGACTATCAACCAATGATAATGATTTCATTAAGGCGGTTGGAAAAGATATTGATTTTGAGTGTGTAAATGAAAACTATTTTATTGAGAATGAAGCTAAGGTTGTTGATGAATTAATTGATCAAAACAGAATATACTCTGATGGAGCGTTGCATTATCAAATAATTACTCATCTCATAAAAACAAATAGTGATTATTTTCCGGGTGTAATTACAGTTTTATTTAAAAAAACAGATAGTGAAATTGCCTCGATTATTTCTATATTTTATACACGTTTTGATACTGCGGAAATGCTAGATAATTTTATAGTTAAGGCTTTCACAAATAAGTATTACCTTGACAGAATATTAACTATAGTGAAAATAAATAAAGATGTTTTTTTATTTAATGATATCGCTGTAAGTATTATTTCAGGGATCTCTCCTGAATTTTTAGTGGACATGGGTGAATATAGAAAATGTATCTATGAACTAGGCAGTCGTATAATTTCCAGGGTTCCTGAAAGTAAATCAAAATACTTTATGAATCATTTAAAGATAGTGGATATTAAATATGAGGAATTATTTTTACCAATCACAGATGTTGAGATTTTTTGTATACAATTTGTCGCAAATAATAATCTTTATAAAATCACAAAAGATAATGTTGGGATTGTTATTTCATGCTTATTGAATAAAAAAGAGATATCTCCTGAGATTGCACAAGAAAAACCGTGGACATATATTTCAGAAAACAACCTTACAAAGTTAATTGGATATTTCACAGATAATATTGATGATTTTATACGCGATGTATTTGTTTATTCAAGTGAGGATGAAAAACAAGTTAAGCATATTCTAAAAATTGATTCATTAAGTAATAATTCAATGCTACTTATTTTTAAAGAAATGACATTTAAATTTTTAGATTTATCTGGATTGGAAAGTGATGAGGTTTTTGATATAGGGGATAGAACGTTAAGTTTCCATGATATGTTTTATTGGTTTGACCATGTTATTCCCGGATGGGGCTCTCTATTAAAGTATATTGGTGGGGGATGTAATAAAAATGTTCTAAATAAATATATTTCACAGTATTCAGATGAATTTGGTTCTTATGAACCAGAAAGCCATGATGAATATTATGGCTTATTATATGATGAAATTATCTGTAATGATAATTTGTCTGAACCAGTATATTTAAATATGCTAAATATGGTGAGGGTGAATATTTCAAAGCTGGACTTAAGCTTGAGTTTTGAAAATTTCTCTAGATTAATTGGCATGAATAAAATAGAGTTAAACGAAGAGTTGTACAGGAATTATATTCTACTACATGACATAGTATTATTTGAAAATTCAGAAGTGCTTGTTACGCTGTTTAGTCAGTATAAAGAAATATTTATGGAGGATCCTACATTTTATCTTGGAGAAAGTAATGGTGAATATTTCTTTGAAACTGTGTTATCAAAATTAATGAATAGTGAATTGTTTAGTTTGTCAGAAAAAGTTAAGTTAACTATTATATTTGATAATTATTATCTTGCGTGTGAAGAAATTAATTTATCTAAAGATATATTAGTTCAGGTGTTAAGGTTATCTAACAATAAGGAATTTAAAGTAAAATTATTTGCCAAGCTTATTTCTACTGGTTATTCTGATAAAAAAATGTTTGTTGATTTTTGTCAGTTTATAGATGAAGAAAGTTTAAAGAGTGTATTTACACAACGGACGCAAGCAACAATTACTGCTACAGATGAAAATAATGTTATGACCATTTTGATACATTTGAAAGCAGTGCATATTATTAAATCTTATCAGCACCGCGATGATGGAAAGTTTTTTGTAAGTATAAAATCAGGTCTGGCCTCAGATTTTGAAATGGAATGTGATTAAGAGTAATTGTATATATCCAGGTGAGGACATTTAGTCCTCGTCTTATTTTACTATGCAGGCCTGCAATATATTTTATGGCATGAAGGAATATACAGTAATAAAATGGATGCTAAATACAAAATAAGTGATTAGTAATGCAGTACCGTTGCTATCTCTTAGTGAGAACTACCTTGGCACTTACTAACTGACAAGTGCTGAAAATGGAAAACCGGTTGCATTTACCACGTTTCGTAACGTTTTAAGTGTCGGGTTACCTTTTGCTGATAGGGTACGGTAAAGGGTTTCGCGTGAAACGCCAGCTTTTTGAGCCACTGATGCCATGCCTCCTCTGGCTTCGATGACATGACGAAGTGCCATTAAAAAAGCGCCCTGACCACCATCTTCATCTATGTCCAGAAATGCTTGATGTAGATAGGCAAGAGCAAACTCGGGATCCTTTTTAAGGATCTCTACCATTGCATCATCGTATAAGCGGGATTTAGACATACATCACCTCTTTAAATAGTCTCTCAAACAGCAGGTAGCAAGCTCGATATCTTTATCTTGGGTTCGTTTATCACCGGCCAGGAGCAATAGCACAATCTCATTATTTATCATACTGTAGTAAACGCGATATCCGGGGCCTTGGTCGATACGAAGTTCCCACACGCCATCACGACAAGAACGATGATCGCCGAAATGTTCTTCAGCAAGACGGTTTACCCGGATGGCTATCTTTGCTTTAGCAATTGGGTCACGTAGTTTTACAAAGTAGTTACTAAATAAATCCTTACCATCTTTAGTAACATAGTTTTTAATTATTTTCATATGAAACATGACCTTATGTTCATAATAGGCTCTCATGTAGCATATAAGCTACATTTATATCAAATTAATGATGGTGATTCAATAGAAAAGAACAACGTATACTATTAATAAATAAAAGCCACCCTGCTAATATATTACATCTGCTTTAGATATTAATTTTAAATATTCATAAATCCGATGTGTTATTCAGAGAGGCCGTTTTTATTTTCATTTCTCAATATGAAAGCTAATTTAAACTAAGGCGGCTGTCATTAATTTAATCCTTTCCCCAATGTCATAGATTCCATTTTGTGACAGAAGCCTAGAAAAAAGAAATACCCACTGGCTTATACAAAGCACTGTGGGTATATACATATTACACGGATGAAATATCCGGAATCAACGGAGATAAACATTATATCAGGTGAAATAAATAGCTAAGTTTAAATAAGCGCGGATGGAAAGAGCGGCAAACTCTAACCACCCGCTGACCACAACGAACTTCCAAGGAGTTGGCCATGGCTAACAGGGATTCTATTGTACAAATTTTTAAAAATAAATACGGAAGAACAGGGTGTTACAAAGAGATTAGATCCGTATCACAAAAATTTTATGGGGCAGATGTATTAAAGGACGCACTAACTTATTGTCCAGAAAGGAAATTAAAAGGAATTAGTGGTTCAGTTAAAAGAATAGCATTGATATCTTCTTCAAGAGATGTTTTTCATAGATATATAAATAAAAAGCATGTGAATTTCTTGCAGGCTGAATTATTAGGTATGGAGGTGAGCTATGTATGATAATACACCTCCCGAACTTGATGAGTTAATCGATCAGTGTCGTGCACTAGCCTATGCTACAGTCACCCTCGATTCACAGCAGGCGAAAGAGATACTTAGTTTTGTACTGTGGAAAAATATAGATTTAATGTATGAAAAATATCATCAGGATATTAATGATAAGTCTATTTATTAATGTAGCTATAAATAGCAGAAATATTAGTAGTGTAACAGAATAAAAATATAGCGGGCTGAGAGGGACTCAGACTTCTATCGGCTAACAATAGCGCAAGCAACCTGGTGTTAGCTGTAGAGGGGACTCAAAGCTTTCAGCCCGCTAACCATATTGAAGGACAAAAGCAGGTTTGTGTGCAAAAGGCACTTCTGAAATCAGGGATGATGAACTTGAGTCTTATAAAGATTTAGCAAAAGACCTGTTGTCACTGACAAAAGCGGATATAGAAAAATTACTCAAACTCACTCTATTGGTAGAGGTTAAAAATGACCAGTAAAATTAATGAGATGCTTAAGTTCTCAAGGGAACTGGAGGCCGCCGGTGTTACTGATGGTGAGTCTGCGCGTCGTATTGAAGCTCGGGTTAAGGCCCGCGAACTTGAAGCCCGGTATGGTCATCCGGCACCTATGACAGGTGATGATATTCGCCGCATTCGTTCTCAGCATAATATTTCCCAGTCTTCACTTGCTTTGATTCTTAATATGACCAAAGAAAGTGTATCAAAGTGGGAGCGGGGAGAAATTAAACCGAACGGTGCTGCATTAAGGCTCTTGCATTTGATTAATAATAATCAGTTAAAAATATAATATCTATTGAAAGTAATGATGTTGTTATTTAGTGGCTGTTAATATAGTTGCAAAACCAATGTGTTTTCGTTCTGATTTTTTTCGGGAAATACTATTTTTATATAAAGATTGATTGACGTTTTTTAATACAAAATCCTGTGATTCGGACTGAAAATCACAGGAGTGAACATGTCATTTAATAAAAAACAAACATCAAAGAAACTGGCATCTCAGGCTGCACGAATTCTTAAAGATAAAACAGCATCTCCGCTGATAAAGAGATTAGCGGCCTCAGTACTTTCTCAATCGAATACGACGAAACAGACAGGTGCAGATATGGAAACACTCGCATCTGAGGTTTTAAAAAATGAACAATATGATTCAGTCATAAAATCATTTGCTGCTTCTGCATTGTCTCAGGCTAATAAGGAAAGAACCAGTAAAAAATAACTTGCTAATTATGTAATTAAGCATTGGTGCACTGATTGAATAAGCACTATGCATTGAACAAAAATCCATCTGATTTTGTTTGCGCTCATTGGAATGTGGTTATACAATGTTTATACATTATGACGTCATAAGGGGGCGTTACATGAGTATAACCATAAAAAAATGGGGAAATAGTCAGGGAGTTATTATACCGACATCTATCCTTAAGCAACTTGGTATAGAGGCAGGGCATAAATTGGACATGTATATTGAAAACGGAAACTTAGTTTTGTCCCCTGTAAGAAAAAGAGTTATTTTTTCAGAGGATTATCTTATTAAAAATATGTCTGAGTATAATTCACACGCTGATGAATTAGCTCAGCCCGGCGGAACGGAACTTGGCGAATGAACACGGAATATGTTCCCAGGAGGAACGACATTGTCTGGCTGGATTTTGAGCCCACCAAAGGAAAGGAGATTGGTAAGTACCGGCCTGCTCTGGTACTTTCCGGTGAGGAATACAGCAGAAAAACGGGGTTGGTAATTTGCTGTCCAATCAGTACCAGCATCAGAGGGGGTATTACTGAAGTTCCGGTTAATAACCTTGATACTCCGTGTGTTGTCGCAGCCAGTCTGATCCAGACGTTATCCTGGAAAGACCGGAAGGTGAAATTTGAATCTGAGGCGGAAGAAGGTGTGTTTGATGATGTTCTGGCCAGAATAATCCCGCTGATTGGTGCCGGATACCTTTTTGATAGTTAAGGTGACTTTTCGGACAACACTCTGGCTATATTGTTAATTCGCTGAATAAATTCACAGAAACCTGCAGTTATCACTGCGGGTTTTTTTATGCCTGAAAATCAGGTAACCGTTAATAAAAGGATGTATATGGCTAAAAATTATCAGCAATCAGGAGGAACGATTGAAGTCTCTAACAAAGGGACTGACGTTATAAAAAGTGGGTCTGTTGTGATGGTAGGAACATTAGCTGCTGTTGTTATTGCCGATATTTCCGCAGGCGAAACGGGTGACGGATTTGCAGAGGGTGTTTTTCGGTTACCGAAGAAAGGCGGATTCTCACTTAAAGCGGGAACAGTCGCAATAGTTAAAGATGGGGTTCTGACTGATACCGGAGGTACGACTATCGGGGTTGTATGGGGCGATGCGGCAGATAGTGCCCCGGCTGCTGCCGTCAAAATAAATATGTTCCTTCCTGGTGCATTGAAGGGTGGGTAAGTTTCGGGCACTGGCTGAACGGATGGATACACTGACTGCTCAGCAAATGGGTATAACTATTTATCTTAACGGGCAACCCGTCTGTGCTGTTGAGTTTCATTTTCTTCCGGAAATGGGACCGATCAGCGGTGACGGGGTCAGTTATGTGATTTTCACCAAGGGGGTCAAGCCGCGCCGGAAAGATCGGGTCGTTACAGGCAGCACTGAGTTCATCATCACCAGAGTGCAGCGCTATAACGGTAAACCTCATATTTTTATCGAGAGTGAATAATATGGACGGTCTGGAACAGGCAATTGCAAATATGAGATCTCTGAGCTCATGGGCGGTACCGATGGCATCTGTCCAGGCAGTTAACCGCGTGGCTGTCCGGGCTGTGAGTCGCAGCGTGAAGCGTGTTTCCGGTGAAACGCAGCTCAGGCAAAAGCTTATCCGTCAGCGGGTAAGACTCCGGCGCGCCAATATTGATCAGTCTGTCCCCCGGGCACGGCTGCTGGTTAACCGGGGTAATTTACCGTCAATAGCAATAGGCCCAGCGAAAGTTCAACTGTCACGAAAGCGGCGGGATAAACACGGGCGCGGTAGCGTGCTGAAAATCGGGCGCTTTAAATTTGAAGATGCGTTTATTCAGCAGCTTTCTAACGGTCGCTGGCACGTTATGCAGCGTACCAGTAATTCACGCTACCCGATTGATGTGGTTAAAATCCCGCTGGCTACTCCGCTGACAAATGCATTCACCGCAGAAACCGAGTCACTTCTTCAGACGGATATACCGAAAGAGATGATGTATGCGCTGAAAAATCAGCTCAGGTTGTATATCAAAGGCAGGTACTCATGAAGAAGCATTCTGCTATCCGCAGAGCGGTTATTGATGCGCTGACTGACCACATAGGTGACATTGTCGTGCACGACGGCCGTCCTGTGTTTCTGGAAGAAGATGAATTGCCTGTGGTGGCTGTATATCTCACTGATGCGGCACCAACATCCGGGGTGATAGATGAAGATCAGTGGCAGGCCGTTCTGCATATCGAAGTTTTCCTGAAAGCTGTTAATCCGGATTCCAGCCTGGATGAATGGATGGAGGACAAAATTTACCCCGCCATGCAATCAATACCGGCGCTGGCCGGTCTTATCGAAACAATGTCAGCGGCAGGCTATGACTACCAGCGTGATGATGAAATGTCCCTGTGGGGCTCAGCCGAACTGACATATAACCTGACGTACTCAATGTAAGGAAAAATTATGCCTTTACCTCCTAACCCGCTGGCCCCTGTTAAAGGTGCCGGCACAACGTTGTGGATTTATACCGGCGAAGACGATCCGACTACAAACCCGCTGGCTGACGATGACTGGATACGGCTGGCAAAAATCAAGGAGCTTCAGCCGGGAGAAATCAGTGCTGACAGTTACGACGACACTTATCTGGATGATGAGGATGCCGACTGGAAAGCAACCGCTCAGGGTGAAAAGTCAGCCGGTGAAGCCAATATCACCCTGGCCTGGAAACCCGGCGAGCAGGGGCAGAAAGACCTGGTAAGCTGGTTTGATACCGGTGATGTCCGTTATTACAAAATTCGTTACCCGAACGGTGCGGTTGATCTGTTTAAAGGATGGGTCAGCAGTCTGGGTAAATCAGTACCGGCAAAAGAGGTGATCACCCGCACCATCAAGATCACCAACTCAGGCCGCCCGGCACTGGCGGAAGAAATGAAACAGGCTGAAGGTGAAACCCTTTCAGTACCAAAAAGTAACGATACATCAGGAGGATAACGAATGAACTTTCTGCAACAGAAGGAATTTACGTATAACGGCGAATCTCTGATGCTGAGTGAGTTGTCAGCCCTGCAACGTGTGGAGTATTTCGATCACCTGGTGACACAGACCGAGAGGGAAACACCCGCAGATGATACTCAGAGCCTGAAGCGCACCGCTGTCTATGTGCGTATGAATATTGAATCAAACGCTTTTCTGGTAGCCCGCTCCTTGTTCAATACTATGAATACCAGCGGTACTCCGGTCGATGAGATCCATGCTGATATTCTCAACACCTGGCCGCCGGCCGCGCTGGAACAGGCCGCAAAACTGGTACTCGAACTCAGTGATATGCAGGTAAAAACCACAGACGGTGAAAATGCTGAACCGGCCACAGATCCGGAACCGGCAGAAAAGTAATCGCCCGTGAGCGTCAGTTTATCCTGCGCCTCGCTCATGAATTTAAACGGGCGGACTGGCGCAGGATGCTGGCGGATATGACGGCAACAGAGCTGGGTGACTGGTATACCTATTTCGGAGTGACACCGTTCACTCATCAGCTGATTGATCTGGAGTTCGCCGCACTCAGCAACACAGTAGTGTCGCTGGTGGCAGGCAGCAAAGATATTTCGCTTAATGACTTTCTGTTACTGAAACACAGCGAAGAAACCGCTGATACTGATGATTCACTGTTAATGACAGCAGGCGAGGGGATCGCCGGGGGAATACGTTATGAGCCAGCAGATTGCGGATCTGGTGATCAACCTTAGTGCCGACAGCACATCTTTCACTGAGCAGGTTGGTCGTGTTGAGCGCCAGCTGCAGCAGGCCGCGCAAAATACAGATGCGTCAGCAGAACGGATGCGCAGATATGCAGAAAGCCAGGCAGCGGCTGTGAAGCGATCGGCTGATGCTCAGTCTGATGCTGTTAAGCAATCAGCAAAAGAACAAAGTGATGCGATAAACAAATCCGTTGAGTTGTTTCAGAGTGCGGCGGAAGCTCTCAGCCAGTCAAAAGTATTTGACCCGACAAAATTCGCCTATCAGTGGCGGAAGACATTTCAGGATGCGGGCCATGTCCAGACTGAAATGATCAGAAGAATTAACGCTGCGGATGCCGCTGATGCAGCAGAAAAAAAGATTATTGAGCAGCAGAAAGCCCTTTACAGCAGTTTTATGAAACAGTCTGATGCTGTAAGAGAAACCAGTGCCGGTTACAACAAACTGACTCAGATAAAAATAAAACTGGATGAAGCCTATAAAGCCGGGAATCTGACGCAAAAAAACCACATTGATATCCTCAGTGAACTCAATACCAAATATAACAATATAAGGAATGCTGAGCAGCGGCAGCACCAACAAAAAGTACAGTTTATTCAGCGCCTGAAAGAGCAGGTGACCACCCAGAATCTGTCACAGAAGGAGATGCTGCGTTACCAGGCTGCGCAGTTGGGTGTAAGTTCTTCTGCTGATATTTATATCAATAAACTCCGTGACAGCAATAAAGAGACGGAGAAGTTTAAGAATAACAACAAACAGCTCAATAACGTGCTTAACAGTCTCTCCAATCAGTTCGGGATGTCAGGGTTATTGCGTGGCGGTATGTGGGGCGGGATTATATCCGGAATCGTGGGTGCAGGTAAGGCTGCATATGATGCGGAGTCAGAGTTCACTAACTTCAATAAGCAGCTAATCCTTACTGGTAATTATGCCAATAAAACAGCATCTCAGCTCAATGAAATGGCTCGTACACTGTCCGGCGGCGGCATAACCCGGCATAAAATGGCAAACACATTGTCATCAGTAGTCGGCACCGGCATGTTCCGGGATAACGAATTAACCCGTGTATCGAAAGCAGCCGCCCAGATGAATTACATTACCGGTCAGTCGGTGGAAACGACGATAAACCAGTTTAAGCGCTTGCAGGATGAGCCTCTTCAAATGTCTCTGGAGTTGGAAAAAGCCAACCATCACCTGACTGCTGCACAGCTTGAGCAGATCCGTACACTGGAATTACAGGGTGATAAAACAGCAGCAGCCAGGCTTGCGATTGATGCATACGCGCAATCTATTAATGATGCGACCACTGAGATCAGCGATAACCTCGGACATCTGGAATCTGCATGGGTTACCTTGAAAAAAGAAGCGACTGCAGCTTGGGATGCCATGCTGGACATCGGTAGAAAACAAACGCTTGAAGATCAGATTCGGAAGGTTGAAGGAAAAATAAAGGTATTGGGTAACGTTGCGCCTGAATACCGAATGAAGCAACTAAATGAGAAGTTGGCTGCGTTGAAAGAACAAAAATATCAGGAGTCTTATGCGAGAGGGTTAGATAACTGGAATAAATCAGTAGAGCAGCAGAAAATTAATAAACTTAGAATCCAGCAGGAATACCACGACAAATACCCGACATGGAAAACTAAAAGGGATGCTGAGTTAGCTAAACTTGAAAAAGACAGATATGCACTGACTCAGAAGCAATATGAAGACGCAAAGGCGATGATTAATTATAAGCATCGTGACCGAAAAATGCCGGGCAGCGGACGCAGTAAAGCTTATCAGGTCGACGAAGGAATCAAAGCGGAAGAACAAGCCATTAAGGAACAGGTAGCTCTGGAGTCTAAACTTCGTGTATTAAAAGAACACCAGTCTGTTACTGATGTGATCAGCGCTGAACGCAAAAAACTGTGGGAAACAGAGGCTCAGATTGCCACTCTCGAAGAAGCAGTGAGTCAGCGTCAATTAACTGAACAGGAGCAGGCGCTGCTGGCAAATAAAGCGGCGGTACTGGTACAGCATGAAAAACTGGCACTATTGGGTGATGAAGTTGTTGAACAGGAACGTCTGAATAAGCTTCAGGATCAGGCGGATAGATACGTTAAGCAACAGACTGAAAAGCAAAATGCAATCCGCGACACTATCGGCAGACCTTCGCGTGAAGCGCAGCAGGCTCTGGAGCGGTCACAAATTCTCTCTGCTCACCAGGACAATCCGCGAATGAATGAAATGCTGGCGGCTCAGGCAGAAACGTATGCGGCAGAAGAAGAAAAGCGGGCTGACTGGCTGGCTGGCGCACAGACTGCATGGGGGGATTATTGTGATGCTGCACTGGATTCAAATGCACAGATCCAGAATGCCACATCCGCAGCTTTGAATGGTTTTTCCGCTGAACTGACATCAGTTCTTACCACTGGGAAGGCAAACTTCAGGGACTTCACTACATCTATACTGAAAATGCTGACGGAAATTTTCGTTAAAAAATCTATCGTGATGGGGGTGGATGCTATGGGGTTCAAGTTTACCCCAAATGCAAAAGGTGGCGTTTATCACTCTCCGTCACTGAGCGCGTACAGTGGTCAGGTGGTGCATACCCCGACAATGTTTGCCTTTGCAAAAGGTGCTGGTGTTATGGGGGAGGCTGGCCCGGAGGGAATTTTCCCGCTACGACGCGGTGTTGGTGGAAAATTAGGTGTGGTGGCTAAGTTGGCTGGTGGGGGGGATGGTGTAGTTCAGCATTTTAATATCACCATTCAAAATGACGGCAGCAACGGGCAGATAGGCCCACAGACAATTCAGCAGATAATGAAGTTGGTTGAACAAAAAACAAAGCAGATTCTGGTATCAGAACGTCGTCCCGGCGGAACAATGGGGTAGCAATGGAAACATTCACCTGGAAAGTAAAACCGGGCATGAACATAGAGAGTGAGCCCCGTGTTCGCTCTGTTCGTTTCGGTGATGGTTATGAGCAACGGCAACCTGATAGCCTGAATTCGGGGCGGGAAAAATACAGTATTACATTATCTGCAAAAAATACGGATGCACATCAAATAAGAAATTTTCTGGAAAAACAAGGAGGTGTTGCTGCATTTTTTTGGACACCACCATATCAGAGTCAGGAAATAACGGTGTTATGTCGTAAATGGTCAGTTGTGGTGGACCTGGTGCGTACGGAAATAACGGCGGAATTTGAGCGGGTTCTTGTTTGACTTCAGTTTAATCTCGTTGATTTAAGAATGAATTAAATTTGTAAAATGAGATATATCTCGAAGGTTTTCATCAATTAAATTGATATTATTATATAAATAACATGCGACCAATTTCCTTTGTATTTCACAGATATAGCAACTTACGTTAAAGGAAGAAGAATAAGTATGAACAGAAAACAATTTATCATGAGCCATGGGGCGAGTTGTAATAATTGGACATGGAGTTGGTCATTTATCAATCATGATAAAAAAATGGTTATATTTGGAGCCTGGGATGTAGAGCGCGAACAAGAACGAGCTGTGATACTGCGTGAATCCTGGGAATATAACACTAATAACAAGAAGCAACCCGGCTATACTCAAGCAATTGAGCATATACGATTTTTAAATGAAGGTTACGAGCTTTACACATTTAATATGGTATTTGCAGAGCATCCTGAAAATCCGAATATTGCTGTGATAGATGATTTTGAACGGAAACTGAACAAGCGCTATCTTAGAAAGGAAGGTAGTATTTGGTATGCGGATTTTTTACCAAACTCATATCCGGATGAAATTCCATCTTCAGACAGTTATATTGAAGGTGCGAAAAAACAAGTTACTATAAATGCGTATGAAAGAGATCCTAAAGCAAGACAGGCGTGTATTGCTTATCATGGAACTGCATGCAAGTGCTGTGGTTTCGATTTTGAGTTAGTATATGGCGAACATGGTAAGGGATTTATTCATATTCACCATATCAGACCTCTTTATATGATAGGTGAGGACTATAAAGTAGATCCGGTCACTGACCTTATTCCATTATGCCCGAACTGCCATGCAATGATTCATCGCGGTAGTAACGTTTTGTTGGTTGACGAATTAAAAAGTATACTGATCAGTAATGAAATAAAAATCAACCTATGATTTGGTGTAGCGTGGTTTTATTCATGTACCATTTCCATAAAGCTAGAGTGAATTTTATTTGGCTATGATTCGGCATAAAATATAATGAGGTGTTTTTTCATCAATAGATAGTAAAATAATTTACGTCAATGTGAAATTTCCATTTTCTATTATACTACAGATGGATGTAAGTAATGTTATATCTATCTTTACTTAATGAAGATGAGTGCTATAAAAACTGTAGTATAATTAAAAGAACAGTGTTTTATTACTGCTTTATTAATTTAAATGTAGTGGAGTCATTATGAATGAACGATTTTTTCTCTATTTGGATATTTTGGGCTTTACGGATTTAGTAAAGGAAGGAAGTGAAAGGATTGACGATTTATATGAGGTCATTGCTAGTTTAAATGTTCATAAACACGATGCATTTAAGGTTATTGTTTTTTCTGATACCGTAGTCGTATACAACGTAGATGGTGGTGATACTCCAGCGGATGCCAGATATTTAATCATGTTTATGTGTGAGTTTGTACAAGATCTTATGCATAGACTTACAAAAAGATCTGTTTATTTTCGTGCGATTATTACGTATGGTGATTTTACTCATTATGAAATAAATGGCACTCCATGCTTTTATGGAAATTTTTTGATTGATGCATATAACTCAGAGAAAGAACTGAAAGCCATAGGATTATTCATTGATAAAAAAATATCCCACCACTGCCATATATTCAAACATAGGGAGTTTAATGAACATTTTGATTTTGTTTACGTTACTCAAGCGCTAGAGAAAATTGAAGAGTATGGAGCATGCGGGTTTCCAATAAATTATAGATTAATTGAAGATACAGACACCAAGTGGTATATTTTACCAGAAATAGAATATGTCAACAATATATACATAGGATCAAAAAATAAAAATTATGTAGAGTCAGTTCGAGATAAGTATATTGCATCATGGGATATGTACTGCAAGCATTATCCGCACATTACAGCTCAGCTATTGTTATCTGGTAATGATGTAACCTCGATATCTCCTAATGTTGAATGGACAGAGGTATTTGATAGATATCCAGAGGACTATGGTTATGCTATTGAATCAAAGGTGACTTTCTGAAAAATAAATGTTAATTAGAATAAATGGTATTATCTTGACTTACTATAATTATTTAATATTAATATCTTGTTGAAATGAGACTGCCTAATTTAGTTGAGTTGTCTCTTTGAAATATTATATATGACTTAGAAAATAAGGATGATTATATATATCACTACAAGGTATATATTATGTGAGTACGTAGATCAGAATACTATTTTTGTTTGAGAAACTGAAAAATTTTCCCTGTATAAACAACCAAGCCGCTGTAGCGGCTTTTTTTATGGATACGATAATGCAGAACATCTCTCCCGAAATGCGGGCCGCAGTGACTGAATTGGTTTCTGATCCCGAAATTGAATTGTTTGAAATCGACTTCACTCATATCGGCGGTATCCGCTACCACTTTTATAACGGTGCCAATGAGCAGAGTCAGCCGCTTATCTGGCAAAAAAATACCTATGAGCCTTACCCCGTCAGCGGGGAGGGTTTTGTTTACAGTGGTAAAGGTCCGTCCTCCAGACCGGTGCTGACATTGTCTAATTTGTTCGGGATCGTGACGGGTATTGCGGTGCAGTCAGACGGCGCGGTTGGCGGATATGTTGTCCGGCGGATAATCAAACGGCGTTTTCTGGACGCGGAAAATTTTGCTCAGGGAAATCCGTCCGCTGATCCGTCACAAGAGGTTGTCAGCCGGTGGGTGATTGAGCAGATCAGCAGGCTGAATAATACCATTGCGTCATTTGTTCTGGCCGCGCCGGGAGAAACGGACGGAGCACAGTTACCTAACCGTGTCATTTTATCGGATGTCTGCCCCTGGCGTTACCGCTCACCTGAGTGTGGATACAAAGGACCGCCGGTGGCTGATTGCCGTGGTAATAAAACAGCCGACCCGGATAAAGATCAGTGCGGAAAACGACTGCCTGATTGCCGTCTGCGTGGCAATGAATCCCGTATCGGCTGTTTTATCTCAACATCACGTCTCGGGTAATTTTCAGAGGTTCTATGACAACAGATGCAATTTTGGCGCACGCGGCGGCAGAGGCGCCCGGTGAGTCGTGTGGTCTGGTGATAAAAAATTCAGCAGGTGAGCATTATATGCCGTGCCGTAATCTGGCCGCCGATCCGTTGTGCCACTTTGAAATAAGTCCTGATGCATTTCTGATGGCCGGTCAGCAGGGAGAAGTTGTGGCGGTGGTACACAGTCATCCGGGCGGTGAGCCATTTCTCAGTACCGCTGACCGGATTATGCAGGTGAACAGCGGTCTGCCGTGGCTGCTTGTCTGCCATGGTGCGATCCGGCGGTTTGAGCCGGTTCCGCTTTTGCTGGGACGGACGTTTGAGCACGGAGTGACGGATTGTTACAGCCTGTTCAGGGATGCATATCACCTCGCCGGGATCACGCTGCCGGATTTTGTCCGTCAGGATGACTGGTGGCGGCGGGGGGAGGAACTCTATCTCGATAATATGGCTGAAAACGGTTTTTTCCGGGTGAAGAAAGATATCTGTCCGGGGGATGTGATCCTGTTCTGTTATGCCAGCTCACGAGCCAATCATGCAGCGGTGTATCTCGGTGATCAAATACTCCTTCATCATATTCCCAATCAACTCAGTAAACGCGAGGTTTTGAACGAACGATGGCAACGAATGATGCATTCAGTATGGCGCAGCCGGGCATGGCAACCATCTGCTTTTACGGGGATTTGCAACGATTTGGCCGCCGGTTTGCGCTGAATATCAGCACAGCAGCCGAAGGAATTCATGCGCTGCTATTACAGCTGCCTGAACTGCGCCGGAGTATCCGGGATGGCTGGTATCAGGTACGTATTGCCGGAAGTGATGTGGAGCCGGATGATTTTCATTCGCGCTGCCATGAACCGCTGCCGCCGGATGCGGTGATCCACATTGTTCCGCGTATCGGGGGGGCAAAGAACGGCGGATTGCTTCAGTTTATTGCCGGAGCGGCGATCCTAGCTATCGGCTGGTGGAATCCGGGCGGATGGGCAGTTGGTGGCGCTATGATGTCAGCCGGAGCCGCAATGATGCTGGGCGGTGTGGCACAGATGCTGACACCGGTGGTGAAGCCGCCGGATATGTCGCGCAGTGAAGAGCGGGAGGGGAATACTTATTTCAGTAATCCGGAGAATGCTGTGGCGCAGGGCATGGCGGTTCCGGTTGCCTACGGCAGGATTATGTGTGGTTCGAGGGTGATTTCTCAGTCAGCGGAGATCATGGATGACAGTGAGCATAAACATATTGCAGCCGGTAAACACGGCGGCTGAGTGAGAGCAGAATGGGAAAGGGTGGTGGTGGACAGCGCACACCGTATGAAGCGCCGAATGACTTAAGTTCACGACAAAAAATCTCACTGATCGACCTGATCAGTGAGGGGCCGGTCGAAGGGCCGGAGGATGTGAATAATGAGATTAATGATTTGTCCTGTGTGTATCTCGATGATACGCCGGTGGTCGATAAGTCCGGCAACAGTACAGTTAACGGGATGACGCTTCAGTGGCGGGCAGGAACGCTGGAACAGCCTGCACTTGGCGGTTTTACGGATACAGCGAGTGAAGTATTTGTCGGAATTGAAGTGAAATATGAGAAGCCGGTGACCCGGACAATTACATCACCCTATGTCGATCGCCTGCGGCTGACGTTCGGCACATTGGCGCTGGTGAAAGTCGAGGATAACGGTGACAGCCTGCCGTCATCGGTGCGGCTGGCAGTTGATGTGCAGCGGAACGGGACATGGGTGACGGAAAAGCAGGTTACCATCGCAGGGAAACGGAGCAATTCACCTTATCTGATGGCGGTGATCCTGGATAACTTACCGAAAGCACCGTTCAGTGTGCGGATGCGGCGTCTTACACAGGACAGTACCACTGATAGGCTGCGTAATAATACGGTCTGGTCCGGTTATTCAGAACTGACGGATGTCAGTCAGACATACCCCGGATCTGCGGTTGCGGGTCTGACATTTGAAAGTGAACAGTTTGGTAATCGGATTCCGCGGCGTAATTATCTTATCAGAGGGCGGATTATTCAGGTGCCGTCCAACTATGATCCGGAAACCCGTGAATATACCGGTTTGTGGGACGGTACATTTAAACCGGCCTGGACGGATAACCCAGCCTGGATTTTGTGGGATTTACTGACTCATCCGCGTTACGGCATGGGACAACGGCTTAAAATTCAGGAGGTGGATAAGTTCGCGCTGTATATGATTGGTCGTTATTGTGATCAACCGGTCGATGATGGTTTTGGCGGCCGGGAGCCACGGGTTCGCTGTAACGCCTATATTACGGATGTGCGCAAAGCGTACGATGTAATCAGTGATTTATGTGTTTCGATGCGGATCATGCCGGTCTGGAACGGGCAGATGATGACGTTTGTACAGGATAGTCCGGGAGATGTGGTCTGGCCGTATACGAATGCCAATGTTGTTGATGGCGTGTTTGATTATAGTTTCAGTCCGGCGAAAGCGCGTCACAATGTGGTTGAAGTGCGGTTTGTCGATCCGGATAACGGCTGGAAAACCAGTATTGAACAGGTGTCGGACGATACGGATATTGCACTTCGCGGCAGAAATGTTTTGCGGGTGGATGCGTTCGGCTGTACAGCCAGAGGTCAGGCACACCGCCACGGATTGTGGCTGCTGATGACTGAAAAGCTGGAAATTCAGACTGTTGAATTTAAGGTCGGGGCAGAGGGATTACGGCATACACCCGGAGACATTGTTGAGATTTCGGATAACGACTGGGCGGCAGCGCAGACAGGCGGACGTATTAAGGACGTCGATACAGAAGGGAAAACACTGCAGCTCGACCGTGAAATTACCGCGCCGGATAAAGGTAGTGTGATGATCACTATTACCGGAAGCAACGGGTTACCGCAGCCGGTGCGGGTCACCGGGTATCCCGCCGCTGATCGTGTCACGCTGGAAACACTCCCCGCCGGGGTTGTATTACATTCTGTCTGGACACTGCACTCATCCGTTGAACAGCGGCGATTATTCCGGGCGGTATCTGTTGCTGATAATGGTGACGGGACGTTTAATGTGCTGGCTGTTCAGCATGCACCTGAAAAGCAGGATATTGTGGATAAGGGTGCTGTGTTTGATCCCGGTATCACAGCGCGTTCTGCTTACCACCATATTCCGCCGGTGGAGAATCTCAGTGTGGAGATTTTCCAGGATAATGATGCTTTGCAGGCTGAAGCAACGTGGCATTCCCCATTTTCTCAGCGGGGAATAGAATATCATCTGAAATTGATGACCGGTGACCGGGTCGCCGGTACGGCGGTTACCACATCCTCCTTTTACCGTTTCGGCGGAATGCCGGAAGGTCATTATTATCTGATAGTGGTACCTCAGAATGATAAAGGCCAGAAGGGCGCAGCCGCAGAAACAGAGTTTTCAGTTAATGCACCAAACGCTCCATCACATATCACGGTGGAACCGGGATATTTCAGCCTGGGCATTATACCGCGCAGTGGCGGACGAAATAGTTTGCGTGTCCGGTATGAATTTTGGTTTTCAGGCGTTCAGATCAAAAATATAGGTTCTGTTGAATCATCGGCAGAGTATCTGGGAACCGGATCAATGTGGGTAGTACAGGGACGCAGACTAAAAGCCGGTGAACGCTACTATATCTATGTCCGCAGTATTAATCATATTGGTAAATCTGAATTTATTGAATGCAGTGGTGTTCCGATCAGTAATGCGGAAGGGGTTATTGAAGCTGTCAGTGAAAGTTTGTCTGAATCTCCGGTGATTCAGCAACTCAGTAAGAATATGACACAGTTTGGGAGTTCACTTGAGAATACCCGCTATACAATGAATGCAAATTTCCGGAGTAATGTATCCGCTATTAAACAGGCAGAACGTGCTCAGGCAGAATCTGAACGCAATCTGAAAAAAAAGATTGAGCAGGTTACTGTTTCTGTCGGGAATACGCAGGCAGATATACAAAAACACAGCCGCAGTATTACATCTCTGAGTAACTCAATTGCAGAATCTGAAAAACGTATTCAAGCCAAATACAATGGTCATGAATCCGCTATCAGCCGGATTGAACGTAGTTATGCTGAATCTGAGCGCGCGCAGGCCAGACAGTTAAACCTTGTGACATCCTCAGTGGGGAGCATAAGATCAGAAATCCGGCAAAATAACCGAAGTATCACAACGTTGAGTGGCACAACTGCTGAGTATGAAAAACGGATACAAGCTAAATTAAATACGCAGGAAGCCGTGATTCAGACTAAAACTACGGCGATGTTTGAGCAGAATAATAATGGTTATGCCATGCACTCAGTTAACGTTGGTGTGAAAGTGAACGGTGTTGAGCATAACGCCGGAATGGTAATAGGTGCAGATGTTAAGTGGCGAAAAGTAAAAACAACCATTGGTTTTAATGCGGATAATTTTGCTTTTTATAATCCGGCAACAGGCAGTATGGATTTATTCATGTACATCCAAAATGGCCAGGTGTTTATGCGGGAGTCATTTATTAATAAAGCCTGGCTGAATAGTGTGGTCGTCAGCAACAAAATGGAATCCGACAATTATGTTGCCGGAGAAAAAGGATTTTTGCTGGATGCAAAAAAGAATGTATTTGAGATGAATTCAAATGAAGGCGGAAGCAGCTTAAGTTTTGATGGCACAGGCCTGCGTCTGCGTGATGAGAATGGCAATATTCGTATCGAAATAGGTCTCAGGGATGAAGAGGATGATGAATGACAAAGAAAGCGGTATTTAATGTTTATCATAAAACAGGGGAAGTCGATAATATTATTGATTCACTGGCTTTTGTTATTCACTCAGAACAGGTTGATTTTAAAAGGAACTATATCGAAATTGATGAGCGCTATCTCAAAGGCGGAGGCAAAATTATTGCGATTCCCGTTGTAACCCATCGTTCTGAAGCTAAAGAAAAATATCCGACTATAGAAGAGATTAAGGTAACCGGTAACCGGGTAGAATGGAAATATGCGCGCAGTAATGGGGTAAGCAGCTCGACTATTCCGGTTATTCATGTTTTTAAAGCAACCGGAGTATAGTCATGAAGCCTGTAATATCAGTAAATGGTAACGAACTTGGTTTGTTATCATCAGTTACCTATGTCCTTGAAAAAATAATTGATATGAGTACTTTTCCGGAGGATAAAGATAACAGTACATATTGGCATAAAGCACATTATTCAGTAGAGCATCCTAAAATATGGGGTAAATATATTGTTTTTCACCGGGATGCTTATATCGATGGTATAGGCGCATCAATGCTGAGATATAGCTGGACAAATCAGCAGATGAATTTTTTAGGCTTAAAAACATTAAAAATATATATTTACCGACCGATTCTGGAAACAGATGTCAGTAAAAAATCAGGGGTAAATATCTATAATGAAGATGGCTCGCTGTTTTACTCTTCTGACAAATTCCCTCTGCGGATAAAAGACATCATCACAGATCTCAGCTGGGAAGGCACCATACTTTCGTATGATAAACCATTAGATCACCGCCCAGGGTATCAGGGATGCATGGTACTGACGTATCTCACAGCATCTGTGGAAGGGGATTTTTTCAGTTTGCTATTCGGCTATGGCATAAACAACTCCGGCAATGTCAGCAGAACCTCAGACTTGGCCGGACTGGGTGGCGGTGGCGCATACGGCAACGATATCGGGTGTATCGTGGCGTATGCGCCGGATGTGTATCAATCTGGATTATAA